GTTAAGTCCAAAACTACCGATTCAATTATGCTGACAATGCTGCTCATTTCTTCTTGTTCAAAATCTTGTTCAACTTCCTTTGGTAGGCGTTTTCATCTGCTGCATATTGCAACTCCAATAGCACCTTGTTGTAACTCCAACGGTATACATCTTCATCACTACAATGGTGGCGTAAAGATATGCCTCTAACCAGTCCAAAAGTACCATATTTTTTGAAGTCAGAAATACCAGCTTGCCACTCTTCGCTTTCGTATTCCGCAGGCTTAATTGCAGCCTCAGCCTTTGACATCTCGGCAAGTTGGCTAGATATGTATTGACCAGCAGCGGCAACGGCAATAAACGGCTCATTCAGAAGGCGTAAATAGCAGTCCTCAATATCCTTGTCATCTATATCATTTGCGCAATAAATAGCAACCGTTCGCCCGATTAGTTCCGTATCAATTAGCTTCAATCTTGCCAGCCCTTCCACGTTGACCTTTCGTGCAAATTCCATGCTTCCTAATGATTTAGGTTTTGGAAGTGATAGTGTCCACTCATCTAGGCTAGGCATCTCACCTAGTGCGTTAATAGGCCACACTATCGCGGCTAGTTGCATTGGTCTAATGTTTTCGCACACCTCCAAGTCTAGGCCACTAACGGCTGCTAGTATTTCGGCATCTGTTTTAGCCGAATGTAATTGAATCGCTTGCTTTAGTGTTATGTCCTCCCACTCAGCAGGAATGTTAACAGGTTGGCCGTTTATAGTTATTGCTGTTTTCAAAATTGAATCGCTCTAAATGGCTTGAATGATGGTTTAATGGTTAGCATCATTTCAACGTATCTCATCGCATCAATAGCGTGGTTGTGGGCATCAATAGGCTTGTTGATGGTATTGCCATCCTTATCGGTATCCCAGCAATAAGCGTTCAATTCCTTCTTAATATTCGCGCTTCTTTTCGTGACTTGAAACGGCTGTCCTTGCATTATGCTAATCCCAAACGCAATACTGTCCGCGCCTTTCGTCACAGGCTTTAAATTGAATCCGTAGCGGTTAATTTCATCAATGCTCTTTGGATCTGCGCAATCAGCATAGCCCTTGTCCTGTTTGGTTATCCCGTTCGATTTGAGCAAGGCCGCAATGTCCCCATTCAGCAGCCCTGTTTGGTATATCAATTCATCGTATATTCTTTGGCCGTTGTATTCATAGGCCGCAATGCACGTGGTCGGATCGTTGGTATATCCAAAGTCCATTCCAAATCCTACCATTTTTGCGCTAGGTGGCACGCTTTCAATTTCGCTCCAGTTACTGAATACCACTCCTTGCAATGCCCCAACTTCGCCCAATCCATACACACGCCATATGTTAGCCCAATAGCTATTCTTAACGCTGCCATCCTCATTATAGCCTAATCGCTTGTAGTTGAGTATTTCGTTGCGTTCGTCTACTCCAAGCAGTTCGTTATCCTCAAATGTTAGTTGCAAAAAGTCGCAATCCTCGCGGCCTATTACCTCAGTATCAATAAAGAATTTAGCATCGGGGTTGTAGTCACTTATTACCTTGCCAGCCCTTGTAGCAACCTGCCTGTAACTTTCTGAGTCGCATTTGTTAACCTCATTAAAATACACAATGTCTGAGCGTAATCCCTTACCAACGTCCTGTTTATCCAGCCCTATGAATTTGATGAAAGAACCGTTTGCAAATCTGTAAAGAGTGCCAGCTATAAACCGCCTTTCATCGTAAATGCCTGCCATCTTCATCACCTTCACAAAGTCTTTAATCACAGTCAGGCGCATCTTGGTCAACTCCGCGCTTATGATTAAGATCTCTTTGTCAGGCTTGCTTGCTGCGTGGTTAATCAGCAGGATTAGAACGCTTATTGTTTTGCCTGCACCTTGACCGCCCCTAATTACTTTGATGCGTTTCTTTAGCCCAGCTATTTTACGTAGTGCCGTTGTTGATTGAATCATCTAACGGGTCAATGTTTAGGATGTTTAGTTTATGGGTATTGGTGTTTTCGGTCTTATCAGCAAGTCCAGCTATTCTGTTGCCCATGCTTGCGTTAAAAAAGCCTAGAAGCGTTCCCGTAGTTACATTGTCGTTTCGTTCTGCTACTATATGCGTAACGATACCCAAGAAGCCCTCCCCGTAGTCATAAGTACCATCAAAGTATTGATGTATTTGTTTGCCGTATTTATTCCGATACCATACAAAAAAACCATCAATAACATATGGCATTGGCGGTTCATCAGATACCCGTTCACCATCCTTACCTACATATTGAATCTTAGCCCATTTACTTGCTTGCGAATCCTTAAAATCCTTATACTCCTCCCACGCTTTTAGCAGGTCGTCAGGTGTCTTGAATATTCGTGTCGGATGCATCTGACAAAGATACTTAATTTTTTGCCCTTAATTCTTTAATCAACGCATCTCTTTCTCGTCTTGGCATAGCAACTAGATCTTTATAGTCTTGTCTACTTTCCTTGCATTCAAACTCCAATGATTTGATACTTAAGTTTGAAGCTTCGAGTAACTTTTTTAGTTCGCTATTTCCAAACTTAGCCACGTTTGCGGTAAAGGTCAATTCATCATTTGCCTTCAAAATGGCGTGTTGTTTCCGTTTAAGGCTGTCAATTTCCAGTCTTTGAACTACCGCAATAATCGAAGCAATTGCGGCTACTGAAATTGGTATGAGTAGTATTATTGGGTGCATGGTTTAATCGTTATCGGTTTCTGTTTTAACCCACTTTTGCACATACTGGATTCTGCTGCAATTCCACCCGTTAACCTGACACGGGAAGATCCTAAATGCAGTTACGTGTGCCGTTGCTCCAACCATGCGTGCAAAGTCCTTTAGACTGCCCTCAAATTGGATTGGTTGGTGTCCATGCTTGGTTGCAGCATAGGCGTATTTTTTGCGTCCTCTTTTCATTTGGCTAAATTAGTATTTTTTTTGTTGATTAGTGCAGCAATTTGATTAAATGTTTCGCGGTATTCTTTATCCCTATTGACTAAAGCGTTGTGAACAGTTGACAAGTGAATAGCAGATGTGTAGTGCCTGTTTAGTATCATGCCTATTTCGACAAACGTGAACCCATACTCTCGCAGAAAGTACACCACCATTGCTCGGATGTCGGAGTATTTGCGTATTCTGCATTTTGATATTAGGCGAATGGCGTGTATTCCCGTCACTTTTTCCACGGCATCAAAAATCTTCATGTCGGCATCTTCGCGCGGATAAACTGGTTCTACTTTGATGCGTTCAACTTCGCCTATTAGCTTGCGCAAATCCGCGCCCGTTTCAATTTCAAGGTTGTGCAGAATTTTGATTAGCTGGGTCTTGCTTTCCTGTGTCATTTGGTTATCTCATTATCATTCATTACTTCAAATTTGCCTGTACCTACGTTCAGCAAGCTATGGCATTGATGTTTAATGTTGTAGCCGTGTATTTCGTACACATTTCCGTTGCCGTGTTGGAACGGAACGCCAACTTTGTAGCTGCCGTGTTTTGGGTCGGTTATGTCTTTAAGTTTCATTCAGCGAATTTAGGTCTTAATTAGTTAGTAGTTAGCGCAAATGTGACAAAATTGAAAATAAATTTTGAAACTCCTCAAGGCTCCGAATGATAACGTATTCCGCTCCTGTGCTTTCGGCTATTGCTTGCCAGTCTTTCTGTGCGCTCGATTGCTTGCCTGTTTCATCTTTCATTTCAATACACAAAGGCGGCAACTTATCCCGGAGGAAGATTAAATCCGAAACGCCAGCTACCATACCCATTGCTTTGCGCCTTGACCCGTCAATTTTGTTTAAGGGATTATTATTTACCTCAAAAAGTTTGCCTCGTGTTTCGGGGCGTTCATTCCATAACCATCGAACGCATTCCGATTGAATGTATGATTCTGTTTTCATTTTAATATGTAGTCTTTAAATGATGAATTATTTATGTCCTTTTCTTGCCGCCACGCCCATCCGCTCGAATGTTTCTTTTTGGCCGCGTATTCTCTTATGGTTTCTTTTCCTTTGCTACGAATGACACGCCATATAAACGATGCCTTGTAAGCTTTTGAGTGTTCTAAAATTATCAATTCGTCTAAATCCAAACTGCTAATCCTTCGCCCTTCAAGTTGAACAGGAATACTCGCCCCAATTGCTACCATACTGCCCTGACTTAATTCTTTAGCTTCAAACGGAAAAACGTGTTCACAATAGCGGCAAGTTCGAGCAGATGCAAATACCAACGCGTTACACTTTGGGCATTCTTTTACGGGTGCAGCTTCCATCTTCTTTTTTTTCTTTGGCGGTGCAATTTGCCACTTTCGGGCTTCGCTCCACATTCCATGCTCGTTATGGTTTAGCCCAAAATCTAAAACGATAAACTCTTCCTTACCAATTTCATCGCATAACCTCGAACCTCGTCCGCAACATTGCAGCCACAACGGTAGGCTTTTAGTTGCCCGATTCATAATTATACATTCGATGCTTGGTTCATCGTAGCCCGTTGTAAGTATTCCGCAATTGTTTAGAACAGGAATTAACCCCATCGAAAACGCCCTCAAAATACGCGATCTATCTTCCTTTGATGTTTCGCTTGTAACGCACTCCGAAAATATGCCAGCATCGTTAAACGCCTTTGTCATATTATTTGCGTGTTGGATGTTAACGTTAAACACTAACGTCTTTTTTCCTTTGGCCAGCTTTTGCCATTCTGAAATAACGCCATCGAATAAACGTTGTGAGTTAAAGTGACTATAAAGACTGTCATCGGTATATTCCCCCGCTACTGTTTTGAGGTCACTCAAATCATCTTGCATTTGGTAAGGTTTGCAAGGCATCAAAAACCCTTGTTCAATTAGTTCGGGTATGTCAATGTTTTGAACAATGCTCGAATAGTACTTATAAAAGTGTTTGCCTACTGGAGTTGCCGTTGCACCAATTACCATAGCATTCGGCCACGCTTCAAGTATTGCGTTAAAGTTGCCCTTATGCGCTTCATCAATAACGATTAACTTAGGCTCAAACCCCTCCATTATTCCTTTCGCAAATCTTCGCTTAACGGTTTCAACCATTCCAACGCTTACCATCGCTCGGGTATCAAATCGCTTATTACCCTTTGCTTCGATACGTTGGCAAATTATGCCTACCCTCGAAAGGCTCTTAAATGTTTGGTCAAATAGTTCAAGCCTATCGGTTAAGACCAGCGTTTGAGTTCCTTTAGATGCAGCAAGTCGAGCCATTTCGGAAAACACAACCGTTTTGCCCGCGCCAGTTGGCAAGCATAGAACTTGCCTACGTGCTGACTTGAACCCTTCGCGGAGTTGTTTAATTGATTCGTGTTGGTATGGTCTTAGGTTTATCATGCGTTTATTCTAATGAATACATTTTTCTACTTTGACCGTTTACTTTGTAAGACTTGATTTTGTAGGTTAACTTCAAAACCTCGCCTATTTGCTTTAGTGATGGCAAATCTTCGATGTCATCAATAGTATCAGCTAAAAAATTTTGAACCTCCGTAGCTGTAAACCTTGTGCCTATAAATCTTTTGTTTACCACATCGTGAACTAAAACTTCAATTTTTAACTTTTGAGTATTGTCGTATGTTGGGGCTACTTTCAAAATCATATTTTTTAATCTCTTCATGTCATCACACGAACCACTTGAAATAAAAACCTCAATTACATTTCTCAAATCCCTTTCATCGCTGCCTTCATTTGCCCTTCTTATAGCTTCAACTTCATCAGATGTCATTTGAAAAAACTCGCCTGACACTCTTTTTGCGGCATATCGTACGTGAAGTTCCGATTCTAATAATTTAGCATTTGAGGATTCAATTACTGCATCAATGGTAGCCCCAAGAGGTGAATACATTTTGAAAGCCGCAAATCGCATTGATACACTTTCATTATTCGTGTAGCCAATTTTAACATATGGGCTTTCAAGTTGTCGAAAAAAATACACATAACCTTTCATTGTCTTTTTGTTTTAGTTTGTAGTTAGAAGATTCACAAATGTACTAACTACTTTTCTTACCACCTAATTTATTATTTGATTTTATTCACTTTAAGTGGTGTAGTTAATTGTAGTAGGAAGAAAGTGTATATATTATAATGGATGTATATTTTATTTTTTAAGAATTATTTTTTTTCGTTTGAAAGAAACATCGCTTTATTTTTGGTTTCTTCCTACTACATTTAGAAAGGTTCGTCATCAATCTCAATGGTGGCGTTGGTTTCACGTGTAGTAGGATGATTATCATCCATCTTCATTATTTCATAAACCTTACACGGAAACCCGTTTATTCGCTTCGCAACAGGCTTACCAAACACCTTTTTTAGTTCCATTCCAAACCGCTTCATGCTGAAAATCTTCTGCTTTGTTCTGCTTTCGATTAGGTCTTTTATTTCGGTTGCCGTACAAAAAGACGTATAAGCCCCCGCTCTTGGTAGCGCAATGTTTGACAAAATCAATTCACGTTCGTATGGTGTCGTTTCAAATTCGCTACCTACCGCATCCAATAGCGCAAGTTCTTCGCGACTTAACTGCCAGCTTTCACCACTTTCATAAGCACGTACACATTCCATAAATAGTTCGTCCTTATCAATGGCATTGTACGCTTCATGGTTTATATTTTGCACCCTTACTGGAAGTATTCGTGTGTTTCCCGTTGGGTCGTTTATTACATCTTCTTCATTCGATGTTCCGCAAAGTATCGCTAAACGCTTGTAGTCCTCATTATGTCGGCCATAAGGTGCGCGAAGGCTAAAGGTCGACTTGGATGTAAGTTCTTTGAAACGCTTTTCATCCTGTTTAGACTTGCCCCCCATTTCATCATCCATAACCCATAGCTTTTGACACATTAGAATATCATCATCCTTGCCAGCATCCAACTTTGATTCTGCGTAATACTTGCGAAGTGGTGAAGGTGGCAACCGTCTAAACCATTCGGTCTTTCCTGTATTTTGCCCACCAACTAAAGTCAAAACCGACCTAACAGGATGGCCGTTTAATGCTGCAATCCATCCTAAACACCATTTCCGAATAAATATTTCGGAGTGTGGGCTATCCGTTGCAATGGTTTTGCATAGTGCGTCCAGTTGACCTTTCCCATTTCGGTATCGGTTATGGTCAATGTATTCATTTATTGGGTTAAATTCATGCGTAAAATCTGAAAAGATAACCCGTTCAATTAGGTCGAAGGTTACATCCTTAGTGTTAAACATTAAGCGGCCACGCAAATAGATACTGTTTAGCCTTTCTTTGCTTACCTCTTGTCCGTTTTCTTCCAGCTTTTGAGTGATGGCGTTTTTCCTAATTGGATGGTTTTGCCTTATCCATTCCATAACCCCTTCAATTAGGTTTTCGGGGTCGCTTGAAACTTTGCGAAGGTCAATGTCATCGCGGCTATAAACCTCTTTCGCAACTGACATGGCCTGTTCCTGACTTAGCCCGTCAATTTCTACAAGTTGCTGCACAACCCCTTCAATTTGTCGGCCAGCACGTTTACCCATCGCGGCAACTTGAACCGAACGGCTATTGGTTTTCGGGGCATGGATGCCAACTTGCTTTAACATCCAGTAGAAAGTACCAACACCAACTTTTGAACGGGGCGCGGTCTTTAGGCACTCGGTATATTTGCGGTCGGCCTGACTTGAATCATATTTTGGCGAAGCAAAACACAGGGCATGAAACATAGACCGCCCTTGCTCACCAAATCCAGCCGCAACCGATAAACCTAAACGCAAATAGCTTTCGTAATCGGGCGCAATATCAATACCCAAAGACTTAACCTCCTGACACATTTCGCCAGCTACGGATGGAGGACAAACAACTGGAATACTTTGAATTTTTGCGCGACTTTCGGCTTTTACTCCTGACTTTTTACTCTTTTCGTTTATGAAAATTTCGGGGTCGTAGCTTACAAATCGAAGCGATGCCACGTTTTTCGGCATTTCATCTACTACTATTCCATAAGTAGTGAAGTAGTAATTTGATAACCACGCATAGCTTTCTTTGTGCTTTTCGGGGTTTACCTTAACAACAGAAACAATACCACGACCGCTTGCTGAAAAGAACAACGCATGAGTATAGGGGTCTGCTATTAGTTCGGTTTTATCATTGAACTTGTCAATGTCTACTGCTAAAAACCCACTATGGTCAATTAGTAATTCGCCTTTCCTTTCTCTAAAAGTTCCCGAAATGGTAACGGATGGTAGGTTTTTTTTAGCCCTATCACGGGTATTTTTATCTTCAATTCCACGAATTGCAATAACTTGGTCTTTCCATTGGCCGTACTTAACGGCACTAAAGAAGTCAAACATGGTCATTAGTTCATCGCAGATATGCGGCTGACCTTTTAACGGTAGCTTTTTGAATAGGCTAATTTTACTCATTTGAGATAACAAAGATGCAAGGGCTGTGTAGACGCACAGTAATTACAGACGCGACATGGCCGCCCGTAATGTTTTTACCCTTGCAAGATGTTTAATGTGTGAATCATATCGTTTTACATTCGGGCGTCTAACTCCGAACGGTTGCAAATGTAGTAAATAGTTTTCAATTATGCAAGCCCTCACAACTAAATGCAAGGGCTTCTTTAAATCGTTCGGTTTGGGTCATATCCTCCACGTTTTGGCGATGTGTGCAGAAAGTAGGTAGTCGTCTTCTATCCAGTAGCCTAAGTTTCGCGCTCGGATTGGGACAAAAAAGGCAAGGTCGCTATCATGCCGCAATGTTTGGATGTCCTTTTCAATTGTTGCCGCGCTGGTATCATTTCCGAGGGACGAGTTGATTTTGTCGGCCAATGTAAACCTTGATAGTGGATGGTCATAACTTGCGGCTCGCAGCTCGCGAATGATTACAAGGTAACGTTTGAACGCTGACTTATTGGCTGGCATCTGTGATTGATTTGTAAAACATCCTTTGCTGCCCAACGGTGAACAATTTAACGTGCGTTGGTATCTCATGCGTTTCCTTGCATACGTGCGGTTCGTATGCCAAAATCGGGCATAGTAGGCACGTAATGTAATAGGTTAGGAATAGCGACCTCATGGCAGTAGTTCAGCTAATCGGTTCTCGATTATCGACATAGCCCTATCTGAAACGATGTCGGTTATATCTTGGCCGTCCTCCGAATGTACGCTATAAATTTCGCATTCAAAGTAGGACGGGGTGTCGCGTGTTGCAGCTTCACTTTCATAGTTGCCTTGCACCTGTAACGTGATGCCAAATACTTGTACGGTTTTCTCGAATGTCATGATTTTAGTGTTTCTGAAAGTGAATTAACTGAAAGCGTAACGCCACTGCATTCAATGAAAATAGTGTAGGTAATCCCGCTGTAAATGCTTACCTCTACATTGGTCACTATTGCATCCAGCCCTAAGTACTTAAACTTTTCACCAACACTAAATATTTGATCTTGATCTTCATCTTCAATTTCGCCCGTGCCGTTGCAAGTTTCGCACGTTACCTCGTAGCCACAACCTCCGCAGCATTCGCTACGCCACGTGGTGCATTGTCTGCTTGTATCAACATAATACTTTCCCTCTTCGCAATCAGGGCAATCTTTCATTTTGGTTTCCATTGTGGTTTGGTTTTAGTCTTGGTTAGTTATCGTATACAAATTGCCATCCTGTTCAACGTGATGGCTTTTCTTTAGTTCTTTAATGTCGGATTCAATAGCTGAAATGCTCCATTTGCGCCCCATTTGCTTGCCTACAAGCAACGCAATTGATTGTTTTGAATAACTACCCGAACGGAGTAGCGAAAGGACGTGTGATGTTCTCATTTGTGTGGTTAATAATTGTTAATATGCTCTGAAATTATCTGATGCAATAGGGAGTTGTAGCCACGTGCCACGCAATTAAACCCATGTAATTTATCATCTGAATCGGAGTTCCAAAGGTCTACACTTTGGCTGTCATGCGTTTTTGTGGAGATGCGCTTACCCCTGTAATCACATGATATTTTCCAAGTCCCATACCCTACTTTCTCAACACGTAGATTTCTGTGGTTACTTGTAGCTTGTTTGATTGTTGCAGTTTTCATTTTCTTCTCGGCTAACCATCAGCACCATTGCTTTCGGTTCGACAAATATAGACTTTTATTCGTTACCACAACGCCAAACGTAATTTAGAAAGATTCTAAATAAGGTTAGCGAAAGGTTGCGGCTACTACGGTAATTACCACCGTTTCAATTACCACGACTGCGCCCAGTATCCATGCCGTCCGCGCCCGTCTTTGTGATTTGACCCGTTCCTTTGCGTTTAGCTTCTCAAAGGCTGCCGACCGTTTAGTGTGAAGGTCTGCGAGTAGTTTTAGTTCCACTATGCTGCTATCCTGTATCGCGCTTAATCGGTCGCATTCATAGTAGACCGCTTGCCATTCTTGAACCTCTGCGCTGACTTCGAGTAGCTGCTCACGTTCATCGAGTAGCGTGTTAACCAATCGCACTTGTGTAGCGTTTAAGTGAACCTGTGCAATAGATGCGAAGGGTAGGAATAGGAAAATGAGGGTTTTCATTTGGTTATGATTTAGGCAACTCGTAAAAATTCAATAATCCCCTCAATCGCAATGCAGCATATCTATATGCTTGTACTTTTCCTAGATTCATGTCTTTGATTCTAGGCTCTACATTAGGAATATCATCTTCATATTCCTTAGCGTACTTTTCCAATTTCTTAATCTCTTTAATTAAATCTGACCTTAAATCCATCGTTTCTATTTGCTCAACCTATTTATCAATAATACCGCCTGTAAACTATCACTCAATTCCGCCCGTCGTTCCGTTTGTTTCTTAGCCCTAACGTAGCGAATGGTCGGCTTTAACTCCAATAGCTTCACCACGCTATCCAACGCCATCTGTGCTGGTATTACTTCCAAATCCCTAATCCTTTGCCGTTCTTCTATCCTGTACGTTTCGGGATCTATTGCTGGTACTTCATTTGTAGGGTTACCAAATGCAATCCAACTGAGGATAGCAACCGCAATGATTAAGGCAAGTGTGAAATAGCGTTCGGGGTTCATTTTATCGGTAGGCTTTTAACGATTATCTTATTATTTAGGCGTGAATTACTAAGTATGCCCGCTTTTAGCTTATCGTACTCGTCAATCATAGCTTTAGCAAGTTGGTATATTTTGTGGCATTCCTCTTTGTCGTTAGAAGTGTGAATGTTTAATGATTTACCTTCAAAAACTATTTTAGCTGAATAGCAACCCTCATTGCTGGTATGTTCAGTTACCCCAACAAATCCACTCTTATTTAACCTAGTTTGCCGAACGTTCCTTCTTGTCATAACTTTGATGTTTTCAAGTTTATTGTTCATTCTATTTCCATCCTTATGAACGATAATCTTTTTATTATCTAGGTCTATGCTATTAAATGACTCGTAAACAACCCTTGCTACTACTCTTCTAGTTTTTTTATGGTCAATGCACATACTTACTAGAGCATAGTGATGCTTATCTTTTGATTGGCAAATTGGCAATAAACGCTCTTTGATAATTCTGCCTCCATGCCCGTTACCTACATTTCTTTGCAACACCTTAATGTTTCCAAAATTGCTTACTTCATAATATCCATCGCAATTTCTTACGGGTTTCCAAACTTCAACCGTTCCCATTATTTCTTAATCTCAAAATGTGGTAAATCGCGCTTAGTCCAATCACCGCCCCAAGTTAGCACAACACCAAATTCCACCCAAGCAATTCCTTGTAAATGTCGTGCTATCGGTTCGTAGTGCTTAGGATCCCAACTTGCCTTGCCATCGACATAAGCGTAAATGTCAAAGGCATCCCCGTCTTGGTGGCGTGAGCGTTTCTTCATTCCATCCACCCATGTAATGATTTGCCCAGCTTCGGTGCGACCTTTGGCGTACAGTTGATTTTGACGGTAGGCAGTACGCAATCCACCATCAGGCGGTATTCCAAAGTCTATTGGCGTGTCAATTATCGCCCGTTCAATAATCTCGATTAACACGGGTTTAATTCCTTCAAGCCGTTCTCGGCTCTTGTTGGATAGTACTGGCATCAGAATGGTAATGAATCACTATCTACGTCCTCAACTAATGCAGCCGCTACGGGTGCTGGATTAGGTGTGTGCGCTTCCTTAAGGCTTACTATTGTCCACGCTTGCAAACTAACATAATACTTGCCGTTGTACTCATTTCCCCTAACGTTAAATTGTACGGCTACTTCCTGACCTACGCGGTAACTATCCAATTTACTGCATTTATCTTTCACCACCTCGAACTTTACATCCTGTGGGTATTGTTCTGCTGTAGTTATTACAAATTCGCGCTTGGTGAATCCGCTGCCAAACGTTTCTGTTTGGTTAATTACTTTGATTTTACCCTTTAGTTCTAATGACATGGTTTGTTTTGTTTTTGCGAATTTACTACTTTTTTGGTTTCTGTGAATTGCCCATCTACTAATTTCTTGCCGATTATCCATTGACGGGGTAATGGACGGCCTACGGTTTCTGTTGAGTAACTCATTTGATTTGCAAACTAAGTTTCTCCAAAACTTGATACCCTTTAACTTCGCGACCTTCCTCAATAGCCGCTTTGATGGCCGTTAGATTAGGGCTGTAACTTTCGGGCTTAACGGTCAGGAACTCTTTGTCCAGATCTTCGCTACTGCCAACGGTCTGTTTTGACTTGCGAAAGGATAGCTTCACCAATTCGCTTTTGACTTCGGTAATCCCGTAGAACTGCATGGCGTTACTTATCGTTTCCTTTAGCTTTTCGGCTTTGGCTTGCTCGGTCTTTTTACGTGCCGTTAACCGCGCTATCTCAGCATCAATAATGTCTACGGTTGCCAGCGCATCTTTGATAACGTAGGCATAGGCTATTGCCTTACCTTGTAACTCCGATTGGTTAATGGCCAAAGCGGTTTCTAATTCCGCTGTTAGTTCGCCTTGCTCCAGTTGGTTGGCAAGGTCAAGATATTCCTGTTCGATGTGGTAAAGGCTTTTCATTTGGATGTAAGTAATTCAGCATTTGCTGCGGTTAATGTATAGGCTTTCTCAATGTCGGCTACTGTGGTTGTTCCTTCGCTTACTGCTTTCTTAGCGGCTTCCCATTTTGGATGCGATGGGTTAAGGTCGGCTTTCACCTTTGGAGTTGGTACAGGTGCAGCAACTTGAACTGGTGCGCTTGTTTTTCGTTCGGGGTTGTCTATGTCATCTTCGTCCGTTGCAATGTGAAAATACTTTAAAAGAAAGTAGCGTTCGGCATAGGTAAGCGCAGAACCTAATCCCTTTTCCCAATCGTTTTGACCGTTGGCATGAAATAGATTTTCGTCCTTTTCGCCCGTTTCGCAATCAACCCAAGTAAACCGCAAAGCAACACTTGAAAACATTTCGGACTTTGACCCGCTTTTAACCGTGTAATCAATCCTTTGGTTATGGCAGCTTAGTACCTCTTGCTTTAATAGAAGCCCTTGCGCGTTCATTAGCGGCTTTATCTCGCTTAGTACCTTAGTACCTGACACAAATTCATATCCAAACGATTTGGCGTTCTTTTTTAGCCCATTAACGTGCTGCTGAATTGTAAGTAGTTTTTTGTAAATGCTCATAATATTATGGTTTGAAAGATTACTTGGTTTGTGTTATGTTCAAAGGTTAGCGAGTAAACGCCATCGTTTTCTTCGCAGTTGACTTGCATCGCACGTGCTAATGTGCCAAGTTGAACGCTGCTTACTTTAATGATAGCAGAACATTTGGCGTGGAGAATGTCCGAGCCTGACACGATTATTTGCCAATCGTCATTTTTTTTGAAATTCGCTACCTCAATAGCGTTCTCGAGTTGTTGGAGTGAGTATGTCATGTGGTTTGGTTTTAATGTTCGACAAATATACACGTAATTTCGTTACTACAACAAAAGATGAAAAATAAATCTAATTTAGAATGATTCTAAATAAGAAAGCCAGCCGCAAGGATAACCACAAACCTTACGACTGGCTGAAACGACCCTACAAAGTGCGCTTAGGTCAGAGGCGTGTCGGGTTTTATTGGCGCAAAGATAAAAAAATGAGTCGGTTACAAATTGTAACCAATTGAAATTGCAATCATAAAAAAAGAAACCCGTTGCAAGGATAACCACAAACCTCACAACGGGTCGGCCATTGGATACTATCCGTTAGCTGGGCAAAATGACCCTGACTGGTACGCAGTTCTGAAATGGTATGCGTTCGGGTACTGTTGCCACAAAGATAGTGAACGTTCACAAAATATGAACATTGAGAAATAATGAACGCCTATTTTATACCCGATAACGTCATAAACTGCATGAAATCCGCTACATTAGCCGCTTGTATACCCGTTAAGGTATGATTAACCGTCCGAAATTAGCGGACATTTGAAAGGTTTTCAATTTGCAACTTCAAAAGTAAACCTATAAGTTGACTTTTACCGCCTAAAAGTAAGCCTATACCCTGACTTTGCGCCTATTTATTTTGAATTGCGCCCAAAAGTATCGTTTGAAAAGATAGGCGAACCATCCACATCCAATGGTGGGTAGTGCCTTAGACACCTTCGCGCCCTTTCCTTTAGTTCCTTAACGGTCTTTGGCCGCGTGCTGGTATTCAGTAAGTCCAATAGAAACTCCCGTGTAATTAGCAAAGATGCTTCTTGCTCATAACGTAGGCTCATCGAACTTTTCCGTTTACAATAGTGTGATTATGCACTGTAAATTCATCATTCAATTCACGTTCAGCATAGGCAAATCCTAAGTTCCAACGATTTATGGGGAGATAGGACGGGTGAAGCTCACAAAGGCAGCCTGTTGACCATGTATTTATTACATGCCCATTCATAGTAGGTTCAACGTGACTACTTGTTTGGTGATTATGTCCTGCAATACAGTTTTCTTTTCCTCTCATGTATAAACCTCTTGCAGGATTTACTGGGGAAAATACTGAATTACCAAACTCATGTCCGTGCATAATGTTTAGTTTCCCGAACTTAACTATCCTCTTGTCATCTATCAATTCCACGCCAATTTCGCCAAACTTCAAAAGAACGTCCATCCTAAATTCGGCAACGTCCAAAAGTTCGGGCGCTTTGATTCGCAAATAGCGTTCGTATCTTTCCTCATGGTTGCCAAGCTTGTAATAGATTGGCACACCGTCAAACTCTTTACGGAGTATTGAAAGGAACTGCCTACCCATTTCTAACTCTGCAGAAAACCGTCTTTT